ACTGCGCATACGAACGGTGTCGTTAATTCGGTTTTGTTCCGCTTGGCTTGGATGCACGCTGGATTTCTTGTTGACGACTTCAGACACAAGGTCAAGCTTCTTGTGTATGGTGATGACAACTGGGGATCTATCGACGCGGAAGTTGCTGACAGATTCAACAAAGTTGTTCTCAATGAGGCATTTGAGCCACACGGCATATATTACACTAATGCCGACAAGACAGCTGGGCTCACCCCTTATACTGAACTTTCAAAGATTGATTTCTTGAAGCGCACCTGGATTTGGGATGAAGCTCTGTCCGCATACATGTGTCCCCTCAATAAAGAAACGCTTGGAGGCATGTGTTGCATTTTGAGATCATCCCCATTCATCACACGCTATGAAGTCATCAAAGCTTGTGCCAGAAGCTTGACGGATGAGAGTTTTTATTACGGACGTGAATTTTACGAACGTGTGAAGGATTCTGTCTTGCGTGTCCTGAATGGTTCTACCAGTGGTGACTTTTACGCCCCAGAGTACGATGAAATCGCGGCTAACTTTGTTGAGAAGTCGCTGTATTTCGTCAAGAATGAGGACCGCATCATGCGGTGCCTCAGGCGGTAAACTTCACGCTTTGGGGGTTCGCCCCCCCCTTCGTTGGGATTGGTAATCTCATTGAGACGTTGGGTACAGCGTAAAGGGGTCCGCCCCTGTGCGCGCCTTGTGCGCACTATCGCGGAAACTGTTGGCATGGTTACTGCACGCGACTGGGCTGTCGCGTGTTTGCTGCCAACTTTGATCCTTGGTGATCACCACCTGGGAAAGCCCACAAGCTCCCGTCAAGTCTTGGGTCAGACTGACGGGTTATTCCGACCTGCCGCAAATAACAATAACGAAGACAATCACACAACCGATCCCATTCTTGATCAGACTTTCGAGTCTGCTCCTGAAGTAGCCACTGCCTCTGAACCCGCTAAGTACAAGTTTGCATCTTTACCTGGCGATGATTTGGTTGATTTCCTAAGGAGGCCCAGAGTTATTTATAATGCTGAATGGGTGGTGGGCACTTCGCTCACGACCATTCTAAGACCCTGGGACTCATTTTTCTCGAACGCGCAAGTCAAAGAGAAGATTGTAGGGTATTCGCGTTTTCGTGGAGCTTTGAAGATCCAGATTCTTATTAATGGATCTCCATTTCACCGCGGTACCGCTTATGCATCGTATTTGCCCTTTTCTTCTGAGAGCGAATCAGCACCAGTCACCTTTAACGATGGGATTATTACCACCATCGCGGCTTCTGGATTTGGTTCCCCCAATGGTGCCGGATATCACGCGTTCGATGCTGGTGCGCATGGTATTTATAGTGCTGCTATAGGGTCACGCAG